TCTAATTTAATTATTGGTTCAAACGTAACTGACCCTGATAATCAATTAAAAATGTTTTATGATGAGGTAAGCGATAATATGTACATACGTTCTAACTTTACTATGGGATACCAATACGGTTGGAACTCAATGGTAAATGGAGCTTGTTTAGTATAATTTAATAACCTTAAAAATAAAATAAAATGGCAATAGATTCAGGATTATTAGTGGCTTGTGGAGATTTAAACGCTGTTGGTGGTATTAGACAAATTCTTTTAACGGATTTAGATAATATTGCTACTGTTGACCCAACTTCACTTAGCGGTACACACATCTTAACAGGTTTAACTGCAACTATCCCTTGGGCTAGATTTGAGTTTAAAAATGAAACTGCATCTCTTACAATAACAGGAGCAAAAGAAGGAGGAAGCACATCTTATGAGTGTGCTGTTTCTTTCTATATTCCTAATTGTGATGGTGCAAGATTCGCTGAACTTACAAATCTAGAAAGTACTTGTCCTGTAGCTCTAGTAGAGTTTAATTCAGGCAAGATGATGGTTGTAGGGTGGAGTTATAAGTATGCAAATCAAGGTCAAGGAGCAACTCCTTGGGATAGAAATCAAACTTATGCTAACTTAACAAGCGTTGAAGGTGGAAGTGGAGCTGCTTATGCAGACGACAATGGAGTTACAGTTACTTTAACTGCAAGGCAATTTGAATTACCTCTTGAGTATACAGGAGCAATTACAGTTGTAGCGGGAGATTTAACAGCGACTACATCTTAATAATATTAGATAAGGCAGGGAGTTATTAAAAGCTCCCTGCTTATATCTTTTTAATATGTGCGATTGTGATAAAATAAATATCTTATCTTTACCCTCGTACTTAAAAATATATACAGATATGGCTAAATATAAAATTAATAAAGGTTACGAGGGCTTAAGAAGTTCAGTATCTAATTTTGGTACAATATCTTGGAGTGATGCTACACAAGAAATTTTGGCTCATCTTTACGAAGATAGAAATTTTACCTCAATAATTATTAAAACAACGTCTAATGAAGAAAGCAACACTAAGAAGTCAAACAAAAAAAGCGAGTCAATTAAGAAAGACAGCTAAAAAAAGTAATACTTTTGAGTTTGGTGTTTTTGATTTAGCAATACCGCCAAACATAACAGAACCTAAAAATATTAAAGATGTTAATACTAAGTGGATTCCATTTGGTAATGACAATCTTTTTCCTCAATATTTAGCAGAATTAAAAAGAAAATCTTCTACTCAAAGAAGTGTATTAGCACAAAAGACAGTTTTTACAAGTGGAGCAAAATTTGTTTGTAGAGATGAAAGTTTAAGAGAATTTATTAAAGATGTAAATTCGGATAAAGAATCATTAAGAGATGTATTCAAAAAATTAGCAGACGATTACTATACTTTTGGTAATGCTTATATGGAGTGTGTTAAGTATGATGGAGGTGTAAATTTATATCATATAGACGCTACAACTGTTAGGGTGGCAAAATCTAAAAAAGAAATTTATGTAAATTCTGATTGGTGTAAATATTGGAATCAAGAAGACAAGATGTCTAGGATTCCTATATATCCAAGAGTAGCACATAACAAATTTGTAATTCACTTTAAAGATTATGAGCCTACTTTTAACTACTATGGTCTTCCTGACTATGTGGCTGCTTTAGAGCATATTGCAGTAGATTATGAGATAGGTAAATGGAATCACACTAAGTTTTTAAATGGCTTTCAGCCTTCAGCTATCGTTGAGATAAATGGAGATATGGGAGAAGAAGAAGCTCAGAAAATGGTTACAGAAGCACAAAAGAAATTTGTAGGAGAAGGAAACAATGGTAAGATATTATTTATAGTTAAAAATGGAGATACAGCTCCTGCTAACGTACAAATAATAAAAGACGACCAAGACGGAAGTTGGTTAGACCTACAGCAAATTACAGACCAAAACATTATTACAGCTAACAGATGGCAGCCTTCTCTTTCAGGTATTGTTAGTTCAGGTAAAATGAATAACACAGGTAGTGAAATTAGAATAGCTTACGATTTAGTAATGACTACTGTAATTAGAGACACTTCAGAACTGTTGTTAAATGGTATAAGAACTGTTTTATACAATGAAATGGGTTATGACCCTAAAGATATAACTATACATTATGAGCCGCCAATCTCTTATGCTAATGATGTAGATATTAGAGAGATATTAACTATTAACGAGCAAAGAAGATTAATAGATGAAGATTTACCAATGCTAGATGATGGAGATATGTTTGTAGCAGATAGAGAGGTTATAGTTGTTGAAAAAGATAATGATGGGGATGGAGAGGTAGATGAGTCTAAAGAAATAACAGTAGAACAATAAAATGGGAAATACTAAACAATACGGTACATTAGTTTCAGCAGGAGAGGTTATTGAAAAAACTTTTACTAATAAAAATACAGACCCTGTTTTGGTTTCTGAGAATACTATTGTTCTTTCAGAATTAGCACACCTTAGACCTTTACTTGGAGATAAATTTTATGCAGAATTAAAATTACAACACGATACAGGAACTTTAACTGCTGATAATCAAATATTTATGACTTATTTTTTAGAAGATACTTTATGTTGGTATGTAAGATTTGAGGTGGTAAATGATATTATGAGTAATATTACATCAAGCGGAGTAGTTCACAATATAGATGAGTTTTCAAGAATTATAACTCCTTCAGATTACAATACTTTTAAGCAAGACACATATAGAAAAGCAGAGATATTTGCTAACGATATGATGGATTTTTTAAATGGAGCAGACCAAGTAGGTTTATATCCTACATTTAATTCTAACAAACCAAAAAGCTTAAGCAATACATATAAAAATCACGGAATGATATTTTATGATAGTATATTTGGATATAATGGAATAGAAGGGTGTATGAGTTGTGGAAATTCTTATGTTAATGGAAATAATTGTGATTGTACTGATTGTTAAAAAAATAAATAATGGCAGCAAACGAACATAAAAACTTAACTGATGCTAACAGGCATAATCCAAAAGGATTTGAAACTGCTAACAATGATACAATACTAAGCAAGGGAGTTGGTTCTTCTACTACAGGAACAGATGGTAGTTTAGAATGGATTGAAAAAAACACTATAAAGCAATCACTCTTTAACATACAAGGATATGTTACTTCAGGAAATTCAAATTATTATTACGGTGCTAATATGACTGATGGTCAATCTCCTAATGAATATAATCAAGACTTTGGCGCATCAACAATAGGAAATCAAACTATAGATGGTGGAGATTTTTTTAAAGTAAGCTCCATAACAGTAACTCAAGCTTGTAGTTTAAGACAAATATTTTTATCAGGTAATTGTACTACTACTTCTGCTGTAACAGTTGCTATATGTAAGCTTACTCTTTCTAACACTTCAGCTCCTGACGCTATAACCCCTATATTATTACAAGAAATATCTTTTACAGGTTTAGCAAGTCTCGATAAAGTAATTAAGGTATCCAATACTTCTGCTGATGGTGTTTTAACAAGAGGAGATTTATTGTTTGCAATGGTTAAGACTGCTACTGCAGCAACAGCATTTTTTAAATTAGGAATAGAAGTGGGATATGATAATTAATAATGACGATATGAAAGATACAATAGAAGACACTATTCAAGTGGGAATAGCAAATGCAGGAGCAATAGGAATTTCTTTGGCTTCTTTTAACGAGGTTTTAACTACTATATCTTTGTTAATAGCAATAGGATTCTCAATTTATAAATTTACAAAAACAAAAAAATAATATGGCAAGTACAGTAACAACAGCAGACTTAACAGTAACTATTACAGAATCATACACTTTAAATGGTGTTAGTTATGGTAATACAACAAATAAAACTTTTACATCTAAAGGTCAAGTTGACCAAAGAATAATGAGTGTTGCTACAACAGCTAAAACTTTATTTAATTGGGGCGCTGCAGATGATGCGGGTACAGGGGTTGCTGCTGATTATGTTTATTTTAGAGTAACTAATTTAGACGATACTAATTTTATAACTTTAAGATTATATAATGGAGCAGATAGTTTTTGGTTTAAAGTTGCTGCAGGAGAGTCTTTATTGTTAATGAATAACGAAATGGACGCAGTTACAGGAACTTCTTTTGGAGCATTAGCTGATATAACTTTAGTAGCAGCTCAAGCAAATGCAGCCGCTTGTGATGTAGAATTTATTGCAGTTACTGCGTAATGGCTAAAAAAAGAAAACTTAACTCTAAAAATCCTAAGTATATGGAAAAAGTAGTTAAGCCTAAGGTAACCAAAAACTTTATAAGAGAAGTTAATGGAATAAGAATTTACTCTATTTTTAATGAATAGTTGTAACCTTCTCATAGTAAGAGAGACTTATACTGATGAATCTGTCATTGGTAAGTTATATCTTAATGGAGAATTTGTATCATATACTTTAGAACTTTCGTGGAATAGTAACCAAAAAAGTATATCTTGCGTTCCAAGAGGCGTATATGATTGCAAAGTAAGATTAGCAAAAGATAGCGCAAGTAGAAATTACGACCATTTAATATTAGAAGATGTGCCTAATAGAAGCTACATACTGTTTCATAGGGGTAACTCAGCTAAAGACAGTAGGGGTTGTATATTGACAGGAATGATGAGGGGCGATAACATACTCTATCAAAGCACAGCCGCCCACGCACTTTTAATGGATAAAATAGTTAAAGGTAAAATAGATAGAAAAATTGAATTAGTAATTAAAAATAGATAAAATGAACAAATTTTTAGAGAAGTTTTTATTAGGTAAAATGTTAAAAAGCAAGAAATTTTGGTACACAATGGCAGGTATTTTAACAACATTTTTGAGCGATACATTTGGTTTAGAAGCAGAACAAGTAAATAATATTTTGATGAGTATTGGGGCGCTTGTTCTAGGACAAGGTATAAGCGATTCAAAAGACAAAAAATAATTTGTTTGTTAGATAAAAATTATTAACTTTGTACCATTGAGTGTTTTCAATGTGTTTTGGTTCGATTATTAGTTAAGAGTGGGAGGTTAATAACTTCTCACTCTTTCTTTTTATTAAGCTTTTTTTATTATATTTTTACTTAAACCAATATAATAAATTATGTCAGATGATTTAAAAGGAAGAAGAATGAGACTTTCTGCCGAAGAAGTTGAGGTTGTTAACGAGTTTAGAGGTAATGAATTAGATAATATAAATGGAAATACTGCACTAGATATACATCTAAAAGATAGAGGTATAGATAAAAAAGATGTTGTCTCTGTTAAGCATTGGCAAAGTATGAGTGGAGAATTAAGATTCTCTATCGTTACAAAGGAAGATTATGGCTTGAATGAAAAGCAAATCTTCAAAAAAATAAATAACTACATAGAAGAATATTCTCCTACTTATACTAACATTGAAAGAACTAAAGGAACACATCTTTTAGTTGTAAATCCTGCAGATATACATATTGGTAAATACGCAAACGAATTAGAAACAGGCGAGAGCTATGACTGTGAAATTGCTGTAGAAAGAGTCTTGGAAGGAGTTCAGGGTCTTATAAATAAGTCTCAAGGATTTAACATAGATAAGATTTTGTTTTGTATTGGTAATGATATACTCCATATAGATAACGTTTATGGACAGACTACCAAAGGAACTCATCAAGATACTGATGGTAAATGGTGGGAGCATTATGAGATAGCTTTAATGCTATATGTCAAATGTGTAGAGATGTTGCGTTATATAGCTCCTGTTGATGTTATACACAGTATGAGTAATCACGATTATCAAAGTGGTTTTCATTTAGCACATACTTTAAAAAGTTGGTTTAGAAAAGCTGATGATGTTCGTTTTGATATTAGTGTTGCCCATAGAAAATATTATGTTTATGGCGAGAATTTTATAGGATTAGAACACGGAGACGGTGCTAAAATGGACAACCTTCCTCTTTTAATGGCTCAAGAACAGCCTGAAATGTGGGCTAAAACTAAATATAGATACTTTTATTTACATCACATACATCACAAAGTAAAACATAAATGGTTAGACGCTAAAGATTATATTGGTGTTACTGTTGAATATATGCGTAGCCCTTCTTCTGCTGATAGTTGGCACTCAAGAAAAGGATTTAAAGGCGTACCTAAAGCTTGTGAGGCTTTTATCCACGATAAAAAAAGTGGTCAAGTAGCAAGACTAACTCACTATTTTTAACCCTTAACTAACTCTTAACTAACCCTTAGCTAACTCTTTACATAGGGTATTTAATACCCTTATATATAAATATAAAGATAAATATAAAGATAAGGTTAAAGATAAAGACATTCTTTAAAAACTATTTTATTTAAAAAAAACCTATAAATTATTTTGTAGTTTATAAATAATATGTATATTTGCATAGAATTATTTAACTAACTATTAATCTAAATAAATAAATTATGTCAGAATTTGTAAGCAGTTGTTGTGGTACAGAATATCAAGAGCAAGAGGATGAAGAGAGATTTAACTTTTATGTTTGTGATTCTTGTAATAGAGAATTTGATGAGCCAATGAATGATTATGATTATAATGACTTAAAGAAAGATGAAAGAGATGAAATGGAAGAAGATGAATATAGAAGTAAGATGGCTAGAATACCTTTTGGGTAAAATTTAAAATAAATAAAATGAGTAATAATTTAACTAAAACTAAAATGAAAAAAGTAGAAAACACGCAACCTGAAGTCAAAGAGACTAAAAAGGATGCACTAAGAAGATTATTTAAAGCAAACGGTCTTGTAGAAGAAGATGTATATAAAGACAAAAGAGGATTTGTTATCATAACTAGGTCAGGTATAGACAAAATAGTAAGTAAACAAAATATTACTGTAGCCTATGAGCCTGTTGTAATGGAAAAAGAATGGGTAGTAATGAGAGCAACTGCATCTATGAGGGTAGGAAGTAAAGAAACAGATGTAAGAAATATGATGTCATTTGGTGAAGCATCTGATTTAAATCTTATGGGAGGTGCTAAAAAGTTTCCTGTAGCTATGGCTGAAAAACGAGCTATGTCAAGAGTTGTGCTAAAGATAGCAGGATTTTATGAGCAAGGAGTCTTTGGTCAAGATGAAATGGTAGACTAATGAATGACGATTGGTTTGATGATGTTGTTGATGGAAAACCTATTGACGCTGAGTATTGGCAAATAGATTTCATTGACAGCCTCTTACCAAGAACAGCATTAGAAATAAATGAGCAAGTAGTAGTATCAAACAAAATTTTTGAAAAAGGTTTTAGTAAACAAGAAGCAGAGGAATTAATAATTTACTTAAAACAGAGTGAAGTTAAAACTGACCCTAGAGACCAATATCAAGAATTTGTAAAAAACGGAATGTTTAAATAAAATTAAAAAAAATGAATAATAATTATGATAAAGTAAGAACTTCTAAAAACGAATTAGAAGCTATACTTAGAATTAGAGGAATCTCTAAACAAAAATTTGGAAGAATATTAAATATTAAAGGCTCTACTATTGATAAATATGTAGACAAACCTTACTATATGAGATACTATCAAATGCAAAGATTAGCAAACTTTTTAAATATAGATGTAAAAGATGTAATAGATATTGTTGAAGTTGATTTAGAATCTAACTCTATAATGGTAGAGGGAGAAGAAAGCTTTCAGGCTATAGAATCTTTATTGTCAAAAAGTGAGTAGAAATATTTATGACAGAAGAAGGAAAAAATGCTGTAGCAGAATTTACAGCAATAAAAGAAAATAAAAATAAAATTAATAGAAATCTAATAGAGTTAAATAACTATTTTAAACATAGCGGAAAGACAGAAGAAATGAATCAAATTTTAGAAAAGGAAATGAAATTCCAAGAAAAAATTAAAGCAAGTCATTATCTTTATACGCTTAGCGGATACAATAGAAAATACTTATCTAATCCTAAAAGAGTAAACCCAAAAAGAAAAACTAAATAAATAAAATTATGGCAGAAAAAAATTATGTAGCAAGTAGTATAAAGAAAGTTACTACGCAATATGGAGACTTGTTTAACGCAAGTTTTAAATTAGAAGACCTTCAAAAGATTGCAAAAAGAGGTTGGCTGAATATTACTATAGCAGAAAGAAGAGAGCCTTCAGAAAAAGGAGCTACTCATTATGCTTATGAAAACACATACGAGCCACCAAAAGAAGTTACTTCTAATGAAGTTAAAACAGAAGACGACCTACCATTTTAAACAACATAGAAGGGAGAGTGGCAATTATGCCAATAATTTTATAGGTGTTTAAAGAACATCTTTTAATATTAAATGTTTAGCT